ACCTGCCGAATCAGCATTAATGGAATCAACAACAGTAATACAGCGCCAAACAGGGTAGCTATCTTCCAGAACAGGGGGGATTTCAACATAGTCTTCTCCTTTGCAATAGCGGCAGTTTATTTCATCAGAGTTTTTCTCTCGCCTGATTACAAATTTTGTCGTCTTAAAAAGTGATACAGGTTGCGCCCTGTTCGGCACCGGACAGTTTTTCGCGCAAGGCACTGAATAACTCACGTCCTGTTCCCACGCGTGACGCGCTCAGGTCAGGGATGTGCGGTTCACGAGCGGCCAGTTCCGCTTCGTCTACCANNNGCCGAATCACGGTCGTTGCGCTACCTACTAGAGTTGAAATTTTCTATCTCAAAACGAATTATTCTGTTTTCGCCCATATAAAAAATATGTATGCGGAAAGTGCTTTAAAGTAACCAGCCGCGCTCATGTTTCCTGTCGGAGACGCGTGTTCGTGCATATTCCTCGCGCTGCCATTCGTCCCAGGTGCGATTAAAACCCAGCGAGCGGAACAAATGATCCGGCTGTTTTTCTGGTGTATTGACGGCAGCAAAAAGCGGTGCCTCACGGGTTTTCAGATGAAACAGCATAAGTTCTGGCGCAGGGCGTGCCGGACTGTCAGCATCGTGGTTTACCGCTTCACCATAACCGGCAAATCGTAAACCTTTGTCGGTCAGAGCATTGATTACCAGCTGGCTGTTGTCGGCTGTGGGGACGGCAAACGCAGGATACAGCGTACCATTAAGCCGGACAACACCGCCCAGAGAGTCATCCACGCCCATGACCAGCAAAAGCTGAAGCTGGCGGGTTTCCCGGTCGACAGAACTCATTACCGGCATCAGCGTCGGTGGCAGACGTCCCTGCGTAAAATCCACCTTCCTTGCTGCCAGTGATGGCATGGCTGGCTGGCGGTCTTCTCCAAGACAAAAAGACTCCGGCCATGTCTTCGGCTGGCGGAGATTGCGGGTATGTTGCGGCCATGTCTGGCAAACCTGCGTCAGAAGTTGCTCAAAGGTCGCAGAGGAATAAACACGTTGCAGTGGTGGATGTTGACCGATTTCGCTTCGGTCACAGATATAACCACTCCTGTCACGCATTAAATCAACACGCTCAAAGATCCTGGTGCGGTATTTCTCCAACTCGTTCCCCCAGAGCGTATATTCTCCGTTCCGGTTGTGAAGCAGAAGGTAACAGGTCATTTCCCAGTTACCAGGCATAGGGGCCTCGCCATACCCCGTAACGACTGCGCTCAGTACCCCTGAATCCATAACGGCATTGTCATTTTTCCTGAGCTGTTCCGCTCGTCGCTCCGCGCGACTACGTTCTGTATCCTCCTGCTCCTTCCTGCGTAATTCCTCTTCACGTTTAAGCAACTGGGCTCTGAGAGCTGCAAGGCTGGATGCGGCCCACTGCTGCCACTGTTTTTCAAATGCCGTCTGACTCGCGGGAATGTCCTGTTTCTCCACCTTCCGGTAATGCTGTCGCAATTTTTCCATTTGCTGGCTCAGAGACTGGATTTTTCCCTGCTCACTACGGTATTCCGGTGCCGCCCATTGCATCAGGGGAATACGGGAAAAACCGGACGAAAACGGCGATGATTTTTTCAGGCTGGCAGCATGGCTCATCGCTTCCTTTCGTTCGGTGTTCAGCTCTTCCCAGCGTCTGCGCGTCGCCTGCATATCTGCCATCATCGACATGGCATTACTGGTGAGTTTCCATGCCGCATTACTGTCCTTCGGCAACGCTTCGATGATGTCACGTAGTGTGTACGAAGTTGCGTTGTCAGGAAGCCCGATATTCAGAAGGTTAGCCACACGGCGGGCTGGCTCTGTCAGCCCGCCGTTCCTGAGTTCGGTGCGGGAAATCTGTATTTCCAGGTTAAGCCTGTTAATCAGACGATTCTGTTCGCCGCGTTCTGTTTCGATACCACGTGTTTCCATCGCACAGGCAGACTTTCCGAGGTGAATACCCGGCGTTTTCTCAAGCCCCTGTCGCTCGTATGAACGATGGTCTATCTCTTCCTGATAACCGGCGTTCGCCAGTGCCCTGTTTGCATGGTCAGCCCATGATGCCCGCCACGCCTCAGCATGTGTCCGGTCGTTCCAGTCCCTGACCTTTCCGCCNATCTTCTCCATTAAAAAGAGCGCCACCGTTTACAGTTATATCAGTATTCTCTTCTGGAGAATCAGGTGAACTCGTTGTACCACCACTGTTATCTGTTACCAAATCCCCGGTACTGCCTTTTAGACTGCGGCCGCACATAGCGATCCGGCTGACTGGCTGCAGGATATTATGGGGCCACCAACCGCTATGGCACGATTTCACTGGCCAGTGCTGCCAGCCAGGCCGGACTGACCTGGGAAGGGCAGGCACACTCAGCGATCGCCGACGCACGGATGGCGGTGTACATCGAGGATGCCGCCTGAACCANTCAGACGTTGACTGGTTGCGTCTGGCAAAAGTTAAAGACCTGACGCCCGGCGAACTGACCGCTGAGTCCTATGACGACAGCTATCTCGATGATGAAGATGCAGACTGGACTGCGACCGGGCAGGGGCAGAAATCTGCCGGAGATACCAGCTTCACGCTGGCGTGGATGCCCGGAGAGCAGGGGCAGCAGGCGCTGCTGGCGTGGTTTAATGAAGGTGATACGCGTGCCTATAAAATCCGCTTCCCGAACGGCACGGTCGATGTGTTCCGTGGCTGGGTCAGCAGTATCGGTAAGGCGGTGACGGCGAAGGAAGTGATCACCCGCACGGTGAAGGTCACCAATGTGGGACGCCCGTCGATGGCTGAAGATCGCAGTACGGTGACGGCGGCAACCGGCATGACGGTAACGCCAGCCAGTGCGTCCGTAGTGAAAGGGCAGAGCACCACGCTGACCGTGGCATTCCAGCCGGAAGGCGTAACCGACAAGAGCTTTCGTGCGGTGTCTGCGGATAAAACAAAAGCCACCGTGTCGGTCAGTGGTATGACCATCACCGTGAACGGCGTTGCTGCAGGCAAGGTCAACATTCCGGTTGTATCCGGTAATGGTGAGTTTGCTGCGGTTGCAGAAATCACCGTCACCGCCAGCTAATCCGGAGAGTCAGCGATGTTCCTGAAAACCGAATCATTTGAACATAACGGCGTGACCGTCACGCTTTCTGAACTGTCAGCCCTGCAGCGTATTGAGCATCTTGCCTGGTTGAAAGAGCAGGAAAAAAAGGCTGAATCCAGTGGCAACCTGCAGGTGTCTGTAGAGGATCTTATCAGAGGCGGGGCGTTTCTGGTGGCGATGTCCCTGTGGCATAACCATCCGCAGAAAACGGGGTCACCGTCAATGAATGAGGCTGTGATGCAGATTGAGCAGGAAGTCCTGACCACCTGGCCTGCTGATGCCATTGCCCGGGCGGAAGATGTGGTGTTGCGTCTGTCCGGGATGAGCGGGCTTGTTCATGTGGATACGGATATTACCGAAGTGGCGAAAAATAACGCGCTGACTGATGATGATTTTTCTGCGGGAAAGTCTTCGACGGCGAGCTGAATTTTGCCCTCAGACTGGCGCGTGAGATGGGGAGGCCTGACTGGCGCGCCATGCTTGCCGGGATGACATCCACCGAATATGCCGACTGGCGACATTTTTACCGCATGCATTATTTTCACGATACCCAGCTGGATATGCATTTTTCCGGGCTGACGTACGCTGTACTCAGCCTGTTTTTTTGCGATCCGGATATGCATCCCTCTGATTTCAGTCTGCTTGTCCCCCGGCATGAGGAAGAGCAGGTGGAGAGGCCGGATGAGGACAAAATGCTGATGCAGAAAGCGGCAGGACTTGCCGGAGGCGTCCGGTTCGGTGGGGACGGAGGGCGCGATATTTTATCGTCTGCGGATGTGGCGGATGTCATGGTGGATGATGCCGCATTAATGGTGGCTTCAGCGGGGATTTCCGGAGGTGTGAGATATGTCCCAGCCGGTTGGTGATCTTGTTATTGACCTTAGTCTGGATGCGGTCCGTTTCGATGAGCAGATGAGCCGGGTAAGGCGTCATTTTTCANNAGCGCTATCCAGCGCGGCACCTTGACGCCAAAGCGTTCGGTCTGCCAGCACAGGAAGCCGCCGATAAAGGGAATCAATATTAGCCAGGGTAGTAACATGGCGATCTTTATTCCTTGTAAAAGTCCCGTCAGGACCGGATTTTCAACGAATTCTCAGACGCGCTGGCAAAAGTGATGCCGTCTGACATCCCGCTTAAACACCGTCACTGGCTGGGCCTACAAATGCTGGAAGGCGATATTTACAGCCGTGCCTATGCCGGTGAAGCGTCGCAGCACCTGGATGCCGCCCTCGCCCGTCTGCGTAATGAAATGGACGATCCGGCATTGCACATTGCTGATGCCCGCTACCAGTGCATTGCAGCTATCTGTGATGTGGTAAGCAACACTCTGACGGCAGAACCCAGCCGTTTTACTACCGCGGTGGATAAAATCGTGCTTAACCGTTTCCTCGGTCTGCCGATTTTCCTGTTCGTCATGTACCTGATGTTCCTGCTTGCCATCAACATCGGCGGAGCATTACAGCCACTGTTTGATGTCGGTTCTGTGGCGCTGTTTGTACATGGTATTCAGTGGATTGGCTACACACTCCACTTCCCGGACTGGCTGACTATCTTCCTCGCCCAGGGGCTTGGCGGCGGTATTCGAGGTACCTCTTTCGTTCCTTTCAGGATGAACGTGTAATTGCCCGGCGTATTGTTTTTCATCAGACGAAACGCGACGTTATCGACAAACGAATAGGTCGAAAGCTCAGAAAGATCGCGACACATCAGAGTAAAGTTGTGACCGTCCGGCAGCTGACGAATACGACAAATGCGCTCCATTGCGTTTTTATCTTCAATTTTACAACCGAGCGCATAGCCGGAATCGGTTGGATATCGCATGGGTTGCCGCCTCACGGGCTGATGTGCTGGCATCGCCGGCTGACTTCTTCGCGGCTGCCGTGTTCTGTGCCACCGCAGACGCGTTACGCGCCACCTCTTCCACCATCAGTTCAAAACGGCGCAGTGCCTCAGGACGGGCAATGATAAACAGAATCATGGCAATGAGCGGACCACTTATCGCGTAAATCATTGAAATAGCATTCGGGTTGATACAGCAGATGATAAAGGTAATCAGCGATACCAACATAATGGATAGTGCGCGGTTAAATGACCGGCTTTTTTTAATCCCTACCTGTTGTAATGTTGTTTTGACAACTTCAGTTGC